AGTATAATATGCTTTAATCCAAATATTGCCTTTAATGCCTTTTTTAATCCTCTTAAATCTTTCATTTGCTTTTCTTTTTTTCCTGATATTCCTCCCAAGTCATTTCTGTTACCGTTCCTTTTGGTGTTTGGTAGGTGTGCATTAATCGTAAATACTTGGTATAACTGTTATAAATGGTTCATCTTTCGGTCTTTCTCCTGCAAATGATAAATGGACTTTCAGTTTCATCTTTCCTAATCTTAGTGTACGAATTATTGAATGTTATGTTGTGGTGAGTGTCCTGATACTGTTTGGAGCAGGCTAAAAATACCGTTCGTCTGTCCTCTGGAATCCGTTTCAGTTCGAGGATTTCGGATGGTTGCAATTGATCTAAAATTGACCAGCATTTAACTAAGTCGGTGTCTTTATTCATAACGATTAATTATTGATATAAATTCTCCCTCTGATCTTACAATATAGTAAATATGCCCCAAAGATTCAATAAGTTCCTGCCATTCTTTTTGAGCCTTACTTTGCGATCCGGTTTCTGTTTTCCATTCAATATAAATCGAACGTCCGTAAGATCCGATAAATACCGTGTCACTTACTCCAGGCAATACTCCCATAGCCCGATTCATTGCCCCCTTGATTTCATTTTCGCTGTTATTGTTTACTGCAAATATCCGACCTCTTAATTCTGGTCGTTCATTCCAAATTTTAGTAACGCAATCTGACTGAGCTTTAATTTCTGATTTTTCTCGTTTTTCCATGTTTAAGTGGTTAAGTGGTTAGGTTAAGTACTTAATCTATCCTATTAAGGTAAAAAATCTTTGTTTAAAATATCGTTAAGGCTATATCTTAATAACTTAATAACTTAATAGGATAATATTTAATATTATATAACACAATGTATTTATCATTTATTGATTCACGTTTCATTTTAGTGTTTAAATAATCTATATACAAAAATCGTATTAATCCTATTAACCTATTAAGGTTAAAAATCAACTTCCTGATTATTAGACACTTGATCGCTTAATCGGATAACTTCATACCTATTAAGAATTACCCCATTTACTGATTTTGACTTCGATTTTCCGAAAATTTTAACAAGTTCCATCCCTAATTTCCGCATTGAATGCAGTTTTTGTTTTGTGTTTGATTCTAAAACATCTTTAATTTCAGTAGCCGTTAGCCATTCAGCATAACCACCTTTAGAAACCGGAGCAAAGAATTTTAGTATCAATTCCTTTTCAAAAGCAATAGACTGAAAATCTTCCCCAACCTGATTAAGTGTCGATAATTCATCCTTAGTCAGCTGCCATTCTTCACCTGATTCATATGCTCTGTAAGCTTCCATAAATAACTCATCCTTATCTACTGAATTATATAATTCATGATCAATAGACAATACTTCAATAGGTAATATTCGAGTATTCCCGGTAGGATCGTTTATAATTTCAGGATCGTTTGAAGTACCACAAAGAACCGCAAGGCGTTTGAAATCTTCATTATTTGCCGCGTATGGAGCGCGAAGGCTGAATACCGATTTACTGGTAAGTTCCTTAAATCGCTTCTCATCCTGCTTTGATTTGCCACCCATTTCGTCATCCATTACAATCAGCTTTTGGCACATCAAAATATCATCATCCTTGCCAGCATCCAGCTTTGATTCGGCATAGTACTTCTTCAGTCCATTTGGCAATAATCTTCTAAACCATTCAGTCTTTCCGCTATTCTGCCCTCCAACTAAAGAAAGAACAGACCTTACAGGGTATCCATTATAGGCAGCGATTAAAGAAATAAGCCATTTACGAATAAATACATCCTTCATTTCCGTATTTGATCGGATAGATTTGCATAATGAAGAGATATTCCCGGCTGATCTCCGGTGTAAATTTCTTTCTATAAATTCAGTTATTGGATTATATTCATGGATAAAATCGCTGAATATATAGGATTCAACTAAGTCTTTGGTTATGTCTTTAGTGTTAAAAAACATTCTGGCACGTAAATAAATGGAATTAATTCTGGCACGTTTTACATCATTTCCATTTTCCTCAATAATTTTTGTAATTGAATTAATCCGCATCGGATGATTTTGGCTCATCCATTCTGTTAATGCCTGTATAAGCTGATCTGGATCTGCAGAAGCGGTTTTGATTGATATGTCGTCACGTTTGAATACCTCATCAACTAATTTATCAGCTTCCTCTTGATTTATTCCATTTATTTCAGTCAATTGCCTTTTAACCGATTCAGGGTTACGTCCAGACCTTTTACCCATCGCGGCTATCTGTACAGCCTTTCGACTATCCTCTGGAGCGTGTATTCCAATTTGTTTAAGCATCCAGTAAAGCGTACCGACTGTAACTTTTTGAGATCCTCGAGCTCTTAAACAATGGTCGTATTGCTTATCTGCATGGCGGCTATCGTATTTTTCTGAAACAGAGCATAGAGAATGGAACCAACCACGTCCGGATTCATGAAAACCATCTGCAAGAGCAAATCCTAAGCGTAGGTAAGAATCATAATCTGGAGCAAGATTATGCCCTAAATTAACGCATTCACGTATCATTTCTCCAACTGTATCGCCGGGTAAAACAATCGGCAATGACTTAATCGGTTTTGGCTGTGCAGTTAGTGTTTTAGAAACTTTTGATTTTTCATTAATAGTTAGTTCAGGGTCATACGATACGAACCTTAATGAAGCTACATTTTGCGGTGCGCTGTCAATCTTTATTCCAAATGATTGATAATAATAATTTTGAAGCCACCTGAAAGACTCTTTATGTTTTTCAGGATTGATCTTGACAATTATCGCAAGTCCGCCACCAGATGCAGATTTAAGCAAAGAAAATGTATATGGATCATTTAGTAATTCTGTTTTGTCAGTATAATAATCAATGTCAATCTGAATAAATCCTGAGTGTTTAATAAGTAAATCCTCTTTTCTTTCAATAAAAGTTCCTGAAATTGTAACCGCTGGCAACTGTTTTTTTAAAACATCACGTTTATTTTTATCTTCTTCAGTCCTGATTCGCTCAATTTGTGATTTATACTTTCCGTATTTAACCAAGTTCAGAAAATCATAGATTGTGATTTTTTCGTCTGAAATATGCGGCTTTCCTTTTTCGGGAAGAGATTTGAATAGAGATATTTCCATGTTATTTGATTAAGTAATCGGTATATTTTGAATTTTCTATGTCAAGTTTTTGACGATAAGCCCAACCGCGCGAATATCCTTTCAGTTGACCATATTTATCAATTGCTTCTTCACCCATAGACCGAATTACGCGCCAAATAAAAGATGATTTATAGGCTTTGCTTTTTTCAAGTTCAAGTAATTCTAATATGGAAAGTTCAGATATTCTCATGCCAATAAGTCCAGAAGGCGGCTTTGCCTTAACTTCGACCATTACGCCTGTCTGTTCTTCAGATTCCTTAACCGGGAAGACATATCCGCAATATTTACAAATTCGCGTACTGACTGGAACCAAGCATCCACAATCATTATTTCCGCAAGTTTTAACTGCTGCTACTCCTTCCGACTTTTCTTTTGGTTTTTTTAGCTTCCATTTTCGAGGCTCATCCCATAGTCCATGCCTATCATGATTCATTCCAAAGTCAAGCAGAGTAAAGTGAGTTTTACCCGGATAAATCCGGCTGCCACGCCCGGCACATTGAAGGAATAAAGGAAGTGACTTTGTAGCCCTATTCATGATTACGGTTTCAATTGAAGGCTCGTCATATCCGGTTGTAAGGATTCCGCAATTGTTCAGTACGTGAAATGCTCCGGCCGTGAATGCTTTTAATATACGGTTGCGCTCTTCTTTTGGCGTTTTGGATGTGATAAATTCGCTGCTGATTCCAGCCTCTATAAATGCAGAATGCATTTTGATTGTATGCTGAATATTCACATTAAAACAGATTGTCTTTGTGTTTGGTGTTAATTTTATCCATTCATCAATTACTCCGCTGTAAAGCTTAGGTTTATCAAAGTGATTCAATAAAGATTGATCTGTGTACTCTCCGGCCTTAGTTTCTAAGTCTGAAAAATCATCCTGCATTTGATACGCCTTGCATGGAGATAAATAACCAAGATCAATCAGTTCGGGTATATCTATATTCTGAACAATATTTGAATAGTATTTATAGAAGTGCTTTCCTTCAGGCGTAGCGGTTGCTCCGATTATTTTAGCATCTGGGAAAAGATCAAGTATTAAGGTAAAATTTCCTTTATGCGCTTCATCGAGTATAATCAAGTCTGGCCTGATTAGTAAATGCTTTCTTCGCTTCAATGTTTCGACCATTCCGAGGTAAATGGTAGCCTGATGATAAATGTTAGTTTTTCCGGGTCTTATTTCCTCTACTGCAACCCCAACGCGTCCAAGCGAAGCAATTGTCTGCTTAAATAGTTCCGTTCTGTCTGTTAGCACTATTGTAACTGTTCCGCGTTCTGCCGCTGCTCTAACCATTTCAGAGAACACAACGGTTTTACCTGCTCCGGTTGGTAGGCAAAGAACTTGCCTTTGGTGTCGTTCTCGAAAACCTCGCCTTAATAGTTCAATAGCTTCTGATTGGTATGGTCTAAGTTTAATTTGCATAAAATAAAAAAGCCCCGGCTGTGAGAAGTTTAGCCGAGGCAATTTATAGATTGCTGATTAATGCAAAGATAATGCTTCTCACTTCATTATCTCCCATTGTAAGATATGCTAATTTACTAAAAATAATTCAAACACGCCTCACAAACATCATCAATTCTGTACTTTTTTATTGAGCGTTTTAGGATTATGGAGAGGATGATAGTTTGGTGCAAGTGGTTAAACATAGCTTTCGACTTCTTTATATTCTGCATCAAACTTCTTATCTATGCTTCGTAAATCGGCAACGGTTTGACATGAATAATAAACGGTTGTACGGTCACGATTGAAAAGCCTCGCAATTTGAGCATAGTTTAAAGTGGTTTTTTCTTTAATAAGATATTGAGCAATTTGCCTCGCACCTTTAAATTTACCAATTCTTGATTCACTTTTTAGATCCTGCAAGAATATGTTGTAATATTCAGCAACTACCAACATAATCCGGTGCGCTTTGGCTTCGTCAAGGCTTCTTATTACAATGCGTTTGTTTAGCTTTTCTGCATTTAACTTTTTTAGTGCACCCTGCAAATGATTGTAAGATAGTCCTGGAGCAATATAATAGTGTAGCATTTAGTCAAGTTTTAACCCGGTAGTTAGCCGGGTGTGTGAATACTAAAAAGGCAGGTCGTCCTCCGATGCAGCAACAACAGGCGCACTTGCATTATTGCCACCGCCTCCTGATTCATCCCAATTAACATGATTCCCTAAAATTGGAAATGCTTTCTTTTCTTCATCTGATAGTTTTTCCAAAATCTCCTTAGATAACGACTGTTTAACTAAGTGCGTGTCCTTGCTATCTGCCTTGCGCTTTTCTGGAGCGATTTCAAAGCCTATCAATTCAAGACTTACAACTCCTTTATCATTTTTATATAAATGATTCTGAGCGATTGGAATTAGCAGGCATTCAACGTCTTTATTTTTGCCTGACATAATAATGGCAGCGTTTTTTAACGCTCCAAGATTTACTTTTGTTGAGATATTTCCCATGATTTATTAAGTGGTTAAATTGTGTATAAAAGTCCTGCATTCGTCAACCCTGTACTCAATTTCCATGATTGACTTTTTATCTTTTTCAATTTCAAACGTTTTTATGCGCTTATCCTCTGGAATTTCAATGAAGTAATCCGAAATAGCAGTAGGACAAAAACGATCTACAAGATTATTGAAATAATCTTTTGTATAAACCATTTCATTGATAACCTTGTATATTTTTTCAGGATTTGATTCCCATTTTACCTGCCTCTCAATTTCAAATTCATCTGCATCAATAAGGGTATAAACCAATACCGATTTATCACACCCGGTTAATTCCATATAAGATTGAAGCTGCCACCAATAATCTTTATTTGGCACTTCTTTTTCAAACATTGGGAAAGTATCTAAAGACCAGGAACATTTATTGTCATAAACAACACCGTTCACTATTAGGTCTGGGGTGCCCTTCATATAGTCATTTTCAAAAAGTTCAGTATTTTTATATACCATACCAAGATTCAATTCAGTAGCCATTAGGGTAAACCCCTCTTCCTCCTGAACATTCCCCTTAGTCAAATACTTGCTTTTTATTTCAGGCCTGCGCTTGTATAGGTATTCTTTTACCCATTGTTCAATATAAGACTGGCCTGTTTTACCAAGCCCTTTAACCCCCATAATATTTGAAGTTCCAGAAGATCGTATTTTAAATGCTTTAGCTATTTCAGTTCGTTCCATTTCGTATCAAATTGAGTTTGTAATTTTTCAGTTAAATGAGCTTTCAGACCTTCGAGCGTTTCACGGTCATTCGCTTTTTGAATAAGTTTTTCCATCCTTTGCTCCTCTTTTGTTTTGGCGAGGTCGGTTAATTTGGAATCTACATTAAATTGAATAATATCTTTTCTATTTAACGAAGCCCCGAATATTTCACCGAAATGGTCGCAAGCATCCTTTATTGCAATTGTTTTTGCAATAGGAAGGGCCATTTTTATAGCGCCTTTATTCAAGTTGCTCATATCTATTTTAAGAGTTCCGGTGTCCTTTTGCGTTTGCAATTCCTCTGCTCCAACCCCATCATGAAACATCCATTCTCCGGTAATCGGATCTAAATAATTAACCCGTACAGTAACCTCGATACAATTTAAAAGCAACCCGGTTTTTAATACCTCGATTTTATATGATTTGTAGAATTTCCTTAACAGAAATTCTACTTTGTCAATCGGAAGGTATTTGTAGTTTTTAATGAACGGGTGAACCTTAACCCAATTCGCCGGGGGTTGCTGATTTAAATAATGATTAAGGGCTTCTTGCTGAACCGCTAAATCGGTATTAGAATATAACTCCTGTATTGCAGGAAAGTTATTCCCATGTAGTTGAATATCTCCCATTACAATAAAGTTTTACTATCCTGAATAATAACTTGCTTAACTATTGCAAGCGCTTCATTAACTCTAACTGCCATTGCCTTACCTGCCTCAGACTGCAATTCAGGGAACTGTAAAGCCGTGAATTGAACAAAAAACGCTTTAACTTTTTCCTGATCGGGTGCTTTCAATAAAGCCTTTGCAGCGGCTTCTTTTTCTTCTTGTTCTGCAATTTTAGCAAGGCGTTCATTTTCCTCTGCAAGTTGTTTAGCTTCGAGTTCTTTACGAATCCTGTCAGCTTCGGCGTTTGCTTTGTCGATTTCGGCTTGTTTTGCTTCTGCAATCTTAGCAGCTTCGGCACGTTCTTTTGCAAGTTCAGCCTCTCTGATTTCAGCCTCTTTTTTTAAACGCTCATTTTCTGCATCCCTTTCAATCTGCCTTTGCTTTTCCGCTTCAATCTCTGCTAATCTTGCTTCCTCTGCTTTACGTTCTGCCTCAATACGTGCCAATTCATCCTGTTCCCGTTTAGCCTTTACCGCCTCGAATGATTCTTTTTCACGTGAAAGTAATGCCTGAAACTTTTCTTCATCCATTATATCCAATGGCAGAAATTCAGTATCGGTTTCGAATGGAGCAAGCAAAGCAATACGAGCGGATTTTAATTCAGCACGTTTTTGAGCTTCTACTCGTTCCTGATGTTTTTCGACTTCTTCATACTCAGATTCAGTAAGAATACAAGCATCTTTTACAAGGTTAAAAGCAGACTGGATTAAATTGCCCTCGGCTAATAAAACCTTTTTACGCTCATCCTTAATTGATTCAGACCCTGTACGAATCTTTACAATCTTTAAACGGTTTTCACGGGCAATTCTTGCATGATCGGCAGTTGGATTTTCTTTATCCAATGTTGCAAGCGGTCTGCTAAGTTCAGATAGTTCAGCAAATGCAGGATGAAAAGCGGAAACATGAGCCTCGGCTTTGGTTAATTCAATGCCTGACTTTTGAGCCAGTTCTGTAAGTTTTGTGTTTTCAACTACTGCGATTTCGGTAGTTTGTTCGGCTTTTTTCGCCATGATAATTATTGAGCCCTCCGCCAAATGTGTGCGCACCCAGCTCGGGGCAATTTCTTTAAGTTACTTGATGTCACGCACATGACTAACTTATATTCTAATCTACAAATTCCTCACGACACCTGCAAATAAAACCTGACAAATATCTCGCAAAGGAATACCGTAACAATAATAATGCAGGCAAGCATAATGAGCCAGAATGTGCGGTTGGATTCTGATTTTGGGTCTTCGTGGAAGTGCATCATGATAGTATCTCCTTCGCCATTCTTAAAGCCGATTCCTGACCATCAATGTAAGCCACTCCGCCAGGTTTAACCGTATT